TCTGCATCGAATACTTCCGCCATCGCCCATGCCAGAGAGAGCAGGATGTCCCCGTGTGCTCTTAGGGCTCCCTGCTCCCGCAGCTCTTGTAGTTCGTCTGCGATGATCTTCGCAAACGCTAGGTAGTCTTTCCTGCTCATGTGCTCCCCTTTGGGATAGTTGGTACCGGTATTAGATCATCCCCTGTCTCTGCTGTCAAGCATGGGGGATACGTACTCACTCTTTGATAATCGTTAGCCTCCTTTAGCAGGACGTACTAGGGAGCCAGAGAGCCAGAAAGCGCACCACAGCGCAGACCTGGCACCAGACCCATAACGCGAAAGAGACGCCCTGTAGGGCGCCTCTTCCACGACTAGTAGGGGGTTCTAGTCGTCTTCGGTAGCCTCAGCCTCTTCGATGGCTACCGGTAGTTCTTCGAGAAGGTTCTTCGCCTGTTCGATGGTGATGTTGACTTCGAGTCCGCTCATGTTGATCGTGAGCTGACCCTTCTCCCATGAGTAGAAGTCTGGATGGCAACGCCGACCGCTGTCCGTCATGTCGATGTCAACGTGATGGACTTCGGAGCAGTGGTAGGTAGTGACATGGCTAATGGTCGCGCCCGGTATGGTTGAGTCTGATCGGATAAGTAGGTTCTTCATTGTGTCCCCCTGATGGGTTAGTGGTTACTGACAAGAGAAGTATTACATAGATCAACAGAAAGCGCAACCCCACCAGCTGGCTGGGGAATATGGGCTCGCTTTCTGATAATCGTTAGTCGTCTTTAGATTGACGTACTAGGGAGCCAGAGAGCCAGCCAGCGCACCACAGCCCGGAGCCTTCATTGAATCCATTCCTGTCGGGGAGGCCCACATGGCGACTAACCCCGCCGCTTCGTGAAGGCCGTCTCTGCCTCTGTGAGCGTCTCGCAGTAGTTCCCGCCGTGGGAGACCCAGAGAACCCCGTCTTCGGATGTGGTGGACCACACGACGAAGGGATGGAGATCGTTATGAACGAGACGGGCGAGAACCTTGCCCACGTAGGGCATCTCCCCCTCGTCGCCGTATCGGGCGGCCCACTGGATTGCTTCTGCACCGTTGGTCAGCTTCATGATTTCCCCCTATTTGTTGGCTGTTGGAATGAGAGTACTTCACTGCAGTGACAGGCACATGGATTCAACTTGTTGGGCGAGCCAGCCAGCGCACCACAGCTCGAATGGGTTTGCTCCCAGGAGCCTAGATAACAGTCTTTACAACGAAAGAAACCCGGGGTCGCTGCCCCGGGTTCTCTCGCCCACTCCTGCCCATTCCGTTGGGCGCAGGCCGTGGATCGCGGCATGCTTGCCGGTCCATTGGGCCGAGGCAGTCCTAGTGTGAACGGCGGGGTGGAAGACTGATTGTGAAGTACCTGTAAGGAAACGTACTTCAGACGGGGAGGGTTTGCAAGTATTCAACTTGTTGGGCGAGCCAGACAGCGCACGGGAGCCCCCTAGTCCGTAACGGCATAGAGCTGGCCTAGTTCCTTATCTACGTAGTCCCATCCCTTTTCCCGCCCGCAGGGCCTGCCATGCTGGAATCCCCCGTTGTAGGTGTACCCCTGGCTCTGAACCCAGGCGGCATATTCCAGAGCATCTTCTTCGGTCAGAAAGTATTGAATGGCGAAAGCATTACGTGAATCAGTCTTTACTCGCTTGCTCATTGGTTTCCCCCTATTGGTTTATGTTTGGTTCCTGGACCCGTACTCTAGTTCGAGCTCTAGTCATATCCACTTTACTGGTTGGGCGAGCCAGACAGCGCACGGGAGCGTAAGTCTTCGACGTCCATAGCTGCGAACTGCTTATCGAAGTCCTCGAGGAAGGCCCATGCAGCTTGGTCGTCTAGGTGGCGGTATGCAGTAGACACGATGGTTTCTTTTATTACTTGGATCATGAATAGTGCCAGTGTTTCATCCATTTTTTCCCCCTATTGTTATTGGTTATTGGAGCTTACTCTAGTTGGTCCTGGGTTTTCACGTATTCAACTGGTTGGGCGAGCCAGCCAGCGCACGGGAGCCTGCTAGGACTCGAGTTCGGCCCATGCCCGGATTGCATCTCTGATGTTACGCGCCTGCGTTCCTCGTCCTAGCGACTCTGCAAACTTCACCCCTAGCGAGTGCGCCGCCCAGTAGTGGAAAGACAGGCAGGCTATGCCTGTCACTTTGCCTACGGTCCCGTCAGGCCGGGTGATGGCATACTTGCCGGACCCTGATGGAATCTCCCGTTCGAGTTCCTTTATGAGTGCCAGGGGGAATCCCCTTTCGACGTAGTAGGCGGGAGATACGATCCCGTGCCCGTCTCCGTCGATTGCCCCGTTGATGAGACCTTCCTTCACCATCTCTAGTGTGATCTTCATGTCTTCGTTTCCCCTTTTTGTTTTTGGTTTGGTTCCTGGACTTGCACTCTAGTTCCAGCTCTGAGCGTTTCCACTCAACCGGTTGGGCGAGCCAGACAGCGAACGGGAGCCTGCTAGAAGTAGAGCCAACCATTCTTAGCGGCGCGCTGTAGAGCCTCTATCTGAGCGTACAGAGCGACCCCGGCAGGCGTTAGCTGTCCGCTCTCATAGCGGTAGCCATCGCGGCGCTCAGCTCGAAATAGAGCCTCCTCTTGAACATAATGGCTACAGCCACAAGTCGCCCATGAGCGAGAGCAATGAAGGCATTTTAGGTACATCTTTTCCCCCTATTGTTGACGATTTCTGGAGCTTACTCTATGAGACCTGGCGGTGCATCTATTCAACTGGTTGGGCGAGCCAGACAGCGAACGGGAGCCTTCATGCTTTCGCGGCCTGCTTGATAGCGTCAGCCATGATCTCGCTTTCGTAGACGGTCCACCCGAAGTGCTGCGACATGTTGGTGGCTACCACGTAGGCGAGCATTAGCGGAGTACCTTCGTCTGGTGAGGCACCAGTACGGAGCAGTTCTACAAGCTGATCGTATGACGGGTATGTCTCTAGTCCGGTTTCGGCATCTACTGGCATTTGGGTTCCCCCTATGGGTTAGTTTTGGTTTACGGCCCCAGTTAAATGGATCTAGACAGCCTTGTCAAGCTTTTTCCCTATGAGGATCGTTGGTCTATGTGAGGACCGTAGGTCGCACGCTTCGATGAACAGATCCCGCCGGAATCGGTCGTTATCTTTCTCTAGACGATCTGCTAGGGCGTGGGCGATGTAGTGGCGGGTGGGTTGGTGTAGGTAGTTGAACAGGGCGAAGGCTTCGGATATGAGTTTGTAGTCTTTCCGGGTCATTGGGTTTCCTTTTGTCGGGATCTTGTTTGGGAATGGGGTAAGCGGGGATACTTAAGGTTGGGCAAGACAAGCCCCTATTCAATCGGTTGGGCGAGCCAGACAGCGAACGGGAGCCTGTACGCAGCAATGGCCCCCCGTAGGGGGCCATCACTACCCGTAGGGGGCGGTCTAGCGGCAGTAGTGGCAGTACACCCCGTCTTCCAGCTTGACGCCTCCGAAGCAATCTTCGTGGGCGTAGCGGCACGAATCCTTACCGGCGGCATAGTCGCCGCATACGGTCCCGCCGCACTCGTCGCACTTGACGTAGTGGGCGATCATTGCGGCACGGTAGGCCGTGGCCTCCGGGGTGGTGTAAGTGGCTCCGAACATTGCAGGTCCCCCTAGGGATAGTTGAGTGGTACCCCTTGATTATGAATGAGTAAATCGGTCCTGTCAAGGGGCAATGTTGGGGGGCGCTATGCGGGCACTCTACGGGGGTCGAGGTAGGTCCACTCAAGGCGGTTGGGCAGCCAGCCTGCGAACGGCAGCCCTCGCCCTAGCCCTGCGAGGGCATGGCTAGGGTCTGGCCGGGATGGATGAGAGCGCCACCATTGAGCTTGACGGTCTGGTAGATGGCATTATCTAAGTTGCCCTCGCATTGCTCTATGACGATCCGGTAGATCGTGTCACCGGGCTGGACCGTGTAGGTGTCACCAGTGCAGACGAACCGGGCATGGGCCGTGTTGGAGGCTACGAATAGCCACCCGACCAGCACGAACGTCCCTAGGGCTAGGGCTATGGTTAGGACTTTGATGTATGGGTTTGTGTTCATGGAGAGAGCATAGCCTATTGGTAGGGGTCTACGTGGGGATACTCAACAGTGGGCAAGACAAGTACCTATTCAACCGGTTGGACAGCCAGCCTGCGAACGTCAGCCTGAAGCTCCAGGAATCGGCCCATAACGTGACAAGGGCGCCCCGTAGGGCGCCCCTGTGACCAGCTGGTGGAAGGGCTAGCGTGGGAGCCTTGACGTATGCCACCCGGTCGGCTGCACGAGAAAGTCGCAGTTGATCTGGAAGTCGCTTGCACCGGGCCACCCCTTGCGCGCAGCCCATGCCACGCTCACGACCCGTGAGCCGTCCCGTGAGCCGCCCCACGGGTTGCTACCGCCGTACTGACCGAAGGCCTCCCACAGTCCCCAGTAGTTGTCCCGTGCGTCGGTGTCGTGATCCGGGCCGTCGTGAACCGGGCAGTTGCAGCAGTGGCGCTCACCGTGCTGGATGATGGTGTCCAGCCTGACTACGCCCATGCCGTAGTAGTCGTAGGCGAACTCGTTCAGTTCAATGATGGCGCCGTCTTCGGTGGTGATGGTGGTGATGGTCTCAGTCATTGCGTCCCCCTAGGGATTGGTGAATAGTTCCTTGCAACACGGACCCTAGTTGAGTCCACCAGCTGGGTCAACTATTTATTCGTGGGAGCTCAAGAGGCAGGCAAGATAGGTCCACTACAGACGGTTGGGCAGCCAGCCTGCGAACGGCAGCGAGCCTAGAGGGTAGCACTGTCAAGGGTGAATGAGCGGGGACACTAAACACTGGGGCCAGACGCATACACTTCATGCGGTTGGGAGCCAGCCAGCGAACGACAGGCCGACTGTCCCTAGACATGACAATGGCCCCCCGAAGGGGGCCACTGTCACCCGTAGGGGGCGGTCTAGAGTGCCCAGCGTGCCCGCCACTGGGCAGCGATGATGTCGGCCTGTGCCGGAGTGCTGCACTGGAGATGGAAGGTCTGTGAGTCAGACTCCCCGCCGGTCGGTGACTGGCACCAGATGTCCACAGTGGCGCCGACTGCGAAGGCTGCCGTGACCCGGCCCGCCATTGCGATCACCGGGCGTCCACAGGCTGTGGCACAGCACCAGCCGCTACCGGGGCGCCACCGGCAGTCTGTGTGGTGGGTGGTGGTGGTGGTTGTGTCCATGATGTCCCCCTAGGGAATCTGTGTGAGCGGTGTTGCTCACAGGGAAAGTAGATCACACTTGGAGTAGGTCTGTCAAGTACCCACTTCAGAGGGCTTGGGAATATGCACACTTCAGACGGTTGGCAGCCAGCCAGCTGAACGACAGCGTTGAGGCAGGTGCAGGTAGCCTCATCCTACAACGTGCGTCTATCTATGCAGGTCTTTTCGGATGTGTACTCAATTTTGTTTTTGGGTGGGGGGTTTGGGTGGGGGAATGGTTCTGAGGTTGCTCTGTGTGCTTCTGTGAGCCTTTGTGGGGGCCTGTGGCGGGGTGGGTTAAAGTATTGTTGCGGGAGGCTGTCAGGGGGGCTGTGCGGCGGTCTGAGAGCATTCCTGTTTTTTAGTGCGGGGGGTATTTTCTGAGGTAGGTTTTTATGTTTTGGAGTTTCCCAGTTTTGTCTAGCCACGCTAGCGTGAGGTAGGTGAGTAGGGTGATTGTGAGGAATAGGGCGATGTTTGTCATGTTTTGTGTTGTGTCCTTTCTGTGTGTCCGCAGTGTGGACAGATTGTTTTTGTTTGCATGTGGTGGGGGAGTGTTGGTTGCATTTGGGCGTATGACCACCATTGGGTGCATTTGCCGCATGTGAAGTGGTAGATGTGTTCGATTGTGTATTGGTGTGTTTGTGGCATGCGGGTGTTCCGAATTGTTAGTTATTAAATTTTTGGACCGGTTTTTTAGTCGTATGTCACGTTGGTGTCTAGTATGATCCCCATTGGTTGTTCTATTGATCCGAGGGGGCTGCTGTATGGCGGGTTGGAGAAGTGTTCGTGGATCAGGGTTAAGAACTCGTCTACGCATGCGTCGGTGAATTCTCCTAGTTCACCTGATTCGGTGTAGTGGATGGTTTCTTCTGCTTCGTCGTTTGTTTCAAAGTAGTCTTGATCAAACCAGAATGATAGTTTCAGGTTGATTGACATGCCGCAGTCGCTGAGGCGTTCCAGATTGTGTTGCGATATTTCACTCATGTTTCTCCTATTTTCCAACCAAGGTATGCAGTTATGGGTAGTAGTGCGGCGAAACCCCACCATTCCCCTGTTAAACCTCCGGCGATGATTGCGCCGGAGATGGTTGCTATTACTCCAAAAAATAATGGTTTCATTTGTCCTCCAATGAACCGTAGCATAAGGGACAGATTTTTTCTCTGTCCCTTAACATGTTGTTACCAATATACCACAAACATTCTGTACAGCGAACGACCCCGCGTAAAGGTTCTCTTATTTTTTCTCTGTCTGTCATCTTACTGGCTTCAATTCTGTTGTCAACCTGTTCAATAATACGTTATAAGCCATTGTTACGCCCTGTGGGACGACTGAGTTTCCAAGGGAGCGAAGTCTGTCCACCCTAAAGGTAGTCCCATTAGTGTCTCCACGAACTGTGGGTTCAGGAAGGCCTGCTCCAACCCATCTTGACCATGCGTCGTTTTGTCCGCGTGCAGGCGGATAGCGTCCGTAAGTGTGGTACCATCCTTTGATTTTTGTGAAGCCTTCTGAGGCACCGTTGCTCTTCGTGAACCGCCAGCGTCCTGTGCTATCGGTGTCGGCCACAGGGAGCCTTTCTCTTCTGTAGTCGGTGTCGGCCATAAAACAGCCTGTACTGTAAGGTTCGTGACCCGATTCTTGTTCCTTTTTTCCCAGTCGATATTCGGACCCTGTTCCTTCCACATGTTCGCTGTCGGTGTAGCCCATGCTTTGCTCTCTGAGCTGGGTGTAAAGTTTGGCCCTATCGGTCCAAGGTTTGATGTCGATGGTCTCCCTGTGGGCAAGAAGGAATAGCCTCTGTCTTTTATGGGGCGCTTGACTGTCACTTGCGTTGAACAAACCCCATTCCGCAGAGTACCCCATTTCGGCAAGATCGTGGAGAATCTCATAAAGTCCTCTTTTGACAAGCCCCGGTGTGTTTTCAATAAAGATTTGGCTCGCCCCGCAGTCCTGACTAATTCTACAAATGTCAGACCAGAGCCATCTTTCGTCTTCTGTTCCTCCATGCTTACCGGCATACGAAAATGGCTGGCAGGGGATGCCCGCAGATATGATGTCCACGCATCCACTCCATGCTGTGCTGTCGAAGGATCCAAGATCGTCCCAAATAGGCGCCACATCCAAGGCCTGTTCCTCCATCCTCGCCACAAGAATGGCCGCAGCGAAGGCGTCCCTTTCGACGTAACCCACAGACTCAATTCCGAGTGCGCTTTGAAGTCCAAGGTCAATTGCTCCGATTCCAGAGCAGATTGAAAGGTGTTTGGGGTGTATAGCCATGTCACTGGATAAGTGTATCACACGAATAGACTAAATGGGGGAACCGAAAGTTAGAAGTTTTTTCCCCTAAATCCGGTTCCCATGTATGCCTTCATCAGTTCCCTCTCCAGTTCGTCGGTCATTACCTGTTCATGGTAGTAGTGGGTTCTAGGCGGGCGATTCCATTGCCGCTTTAACAAATTTACTATTTTTTTCATTTCATCTCCCCGAAGTGTGACATGCGTTACTTATTATGACATCTAACTACAACATAGTGAAAACCCCGCTCCTTACGATAGAGCCCGAGGGCAAAATATCGTAGGTACGAGGCTTTCTAATTACAGTATAGCATACGTGGGGAAATAAATCAAGCCTGTATAAAGGTCTTTTTGTTTGCTTGGTCCAGCTTATACAATCCACAGCCACGGCACCATAACCATTTCAGATAGTTGCCGCTTGTGAGATGTGTTTCTAAGTAGGTGGATATCCATTTGTGGTCGGTTAGCCGTACCTCGCCATTTCTGGAGGTACAGCATGTATCTAGGAAGGCCATCAGTGCTTTCCTACGCTTTCCTTTAAGTGGACTCTCAGCATGCCACGCAATTCAGCGACATCTGAGGTTAGAAGTTGAGTTTCTCTATGCATGTCGTCCTGCAACTTCCCTATCTGTATAAATAAATCTCCCCGACCATTTTTCACTCCGTAGTTCTTATCGTTGTATCGCTTCTGGCGGATGTATACCACGCACAGAGCGACAATATTTGTAATCGTCAAGCTTAAAAGCGTGATCATATTACCTGCGTCCATTGTGACCTCCCCGGAGATGCAAAGAACGGCCAAGGCCGCCTATGCTATTCTTCTGTGTATGCACAGAAGTCTTCCGAATTCACTTTCATAAGTGTACTACTTTTTTTATTATAATCCAAAAGAAATTCTACGGGCAGGCTCATATTGAGACTTCAACATACGCATCGCATTCGGGACAAGTATAATTGCTCACTATTATAAAGGGACCAAAGTCATCTTCTATATCGTGATCGCCACCCCAAATTAGTTCTGAGTCGCAATGCCCACAAGTCCATGCCACGTTACTTCCACCTATCCCGATTAATCTTCAGCATTGGTTTTCTCTCTTCTTCCGTAAACCGGCAATAAGACATCTTCAAATACTATGTGTGCTTCTTCTGATGAATAGTACAATTTCACATAAGCTTTTCTGTCTTCATAGTCGAAAGCAGGGCAGCTTTCATAAGCGCAAACGTAGATAGCTTTAAAGTGGTATACATCTTGATCCGAGTGTATTGCATTAACTAGTTTCAATCCTCTACTGCAAAGAGCACAGTCTCTGGACGGATAAGGGAAGTCTTTTATTACACGCCCAAGAACGGTGCCGCTACTCCATGTCTCCATCGTCATCTTCCAAGGTTGCGATAAAGTTTAGTATCTTTTCAAGCTCTACGGGGTTGTCTCCAACGCCCATGCTCTGCATGGCATCTATAGCACTCGATCTCATCATCATAAGCATGGAATTAATCATGCTGTCCAAACTGTTGACGCCAAGTTCTAAACCGTTGATAAGTAATCTGAGATGCATGACGGATACATCATAGTTTTCATCTGGAGATATCATATAGAATACCGGGTTTAATCTACCATCGGTATCTTTTAACAACTTAACTGTCAGGGAGATCTCTTCAACCTCTGTTACGTCCTGTCCAGTAGCGGGTGTAATTTTCAAGGCTTACTCCTTTTGCACAGTACCTGCGATTGGTGTAGCGAGCATATAAATACAATTTAACGCCAACACAATACTCCAGTAGTTTACCACAATGTCATTTAGATTACAAGCATACCAAGCTATCAGGGCAATCATCATGCTCCACACAGAGTATGCTATAATGTTCACTAGAAACGGATTCGATTTAGACATGCGGCTCATCTTAACACAGATTTCGTGAGATTCTGGCGATTCAAGAAATTCTTGACCATCCACCACTTATGAAAAAAATCACGCTAGACTGACCTGTGCTAGCCCAGCAAGCTACCTAGCTAAGCTATGCAGCTAGCTTTCTATACTTTAATAGTATTAAGGAATACTACCTATGGGAATGAGATACATAGCAGTAGCGGAGTGTGACGATTGCCCTCCTACGCCTGTGTTAGATGTAGATTACATTACTGTCTGTAAGATAGATGATGAATACCTTGGTGTAAGTCGCTGTCAGTACTGTCGTAGACCTATACAATACTGGATGTCAGAAGAAGATGCTAATCAGTTTGTAGAGCTTGGAGTTAATGTAATTACATGGGTTTAAAAACAGATATATCGTGGTTTACTCCACAAGCCATAGATGCTACAGGTACCTCCTGGAGAAGTAGAGGATATACCGAGGTGTCTCTTAACCTCTTCCAGTCTTTTAAAGATAAGGGTCAGCGAGTACTGTGGAATGCTACAGGAACGAAATGGCACGTAAACTATTGTTTACCATACTACTATCAGTTTGAAGTTCCTCAAACAGTAGGCTATACTCCTTGGGAGTTTTCTACTATCCCTCCAGCTTGGGTTGATCAGTTTAATCGCTCCACTCAATTGTGGACTACCAGTGAATGGTGTAAGAGTGTATATGAAAAGTACAATTTAGATGTACCTATTAATGTCTTGGCTCATGGAGTATCAGAAGATTGGGCAATCAATGAGCGCGAGATTGGTGACAAGTTCTACTTTCTTCATATAGGTGGAGAGCTGCCACGAAAGAATGGCGAGATGGTTGCCCGAGCGTTCTTGGAGTTGTTTGAAGGCAAGGATGAATATCAGTTAATTCTAAAGACATCAGATAATCAGACTCCTTGGATGACAGAGTTTGAGGGTCATCCTCAGATAACTTTTCTACATGGATTCATTCCAAAGCACGCTTTGGTATCTTTGTATGAGAATAGTCATTGCATGGTTTATCCAACTACCGGTGAGGGTTTCGGGATGATCCCGTTTCAGGCGATAGCGACAGGCATGCCGACTATCTGCACCAACCTTACTGGATGCACGGAATTTGCCGACCTGTCAATGCCTCTTGATGCAGATTGGGTTGACGCTTCGGAGCAAGAACTTGATGGCTTTAATCTTATTGGAACAGGTGCTCAAATTGCTAGTCCAAGCTATTCTCACTTGTTGACATTGATGAAAGATGTTGTAGTAGATTACTATAAACACAAGTCTAAAGCCATACGTGGAGCAAGAGTTTTACACCAGTACCAAAGTTGGGACGATATTGCTGACGAGGCTTTGGAATTCTTGGAACTTTCTTAAATACGTAGGCAAATATCCTCGCTTCCGAAGAGCGAGCATGCTATGATGGTTACTCCACTCTCCTCCGCTCCACGGGGGATTTTGTTTCTAAGGAGGAAGCGCGACTGTGTTAAGTGAAAAAATTGATTCATCTCTTATTGAAGGTGTTAAGTTAAAAGGTGACGATGGGAATATTCAGATCCCGTCGTTTTTTCGTAAAAGCGGGTATCAGGGATATAAGATATTTTTAGATAGGTATTCTTTAAAAGCACCAAAAGGAGAGGTTTCGGTTGGAGACTTAGTTTTAGCAATAGTTGCATTAGATCCAAAGTGGCCAGTTAAAGAGATTGCAAGGGTTGTGAATATTGATAAGGATAATCGGTCAGCAGATGTGATTACATACCACGGCAAAAAAGCCACGGTTGAAATGAACTTAATTTCTAAGCCACTTGAACTGGATGTGGGTACCGTTAAATCTAGAGTGGCACATGCCTTAGCTGAGTGTGAGGATGCTTCCGACATTGATGAAGTTGAACTTCGATTCAAAGATATTCTTTTTGATTATTTCGTGCCCGGCGGTCGCATTCTTGCTGGAGCGGGCGCTAAGGGTCTGACATTGCAGAACTGTTTCGTGCTACCATGCCCTGAGGATTCCCGTGGAGGTATTTTTGATAGTGTCAAAGAAATGGCAGAAACGCATTCGAGAGGTGGAGGCGTTGGTGTCAATCTATCTACTTTGCGGCCTCGCTATGCTCCTGTTATTGGCGTCAACGGCCTTTCTAGCGGGGCTGTCTCTTGGGGAAAGATGTATAACCTTTCTACAGGGCTTATCGAACAAGGGGGTTCGAGACGCGGCGCAACGATGCTAATGCTTAATGATTGGCATCCAGATATTGAAGAGTTCATAAGTGTCAAACATACTCCCGGCGAATTTGAAAATGCAAACATGTCAGTGTGCATTTCTGATTCGTTTATGGCCGCACTAGAAGATGATGCCGATTGGGACTTGGTTTTTCCTAACACTAAAGATTCAGAGTATGATGAACTTTGGGATGGCAATTTGCACTACTGGAAGAACGTATTAGGCAAAGAGGTCTCTCTTTACAAGACAATAAAAGCTAGGGATCTTTGGAATCAAATTGTTTCCTCCGCTCATGCTTCGGCAGAACCTGGTATCCATTTCCTGGAAAGGTCTAACAAGATGAGCAACTCTCATTATTTTGCTCCCCTTGTTGCCACCAATCCTTGCGGCGAGCAGCCTCTTGAGGCATATGGGGTGTGTACGCTTGGCGCTGTGGATCTGTCTAAGTTTGTTGATGGAGATGGCGAATTTGACTGGGACAAGCTGCGCTATGTTGTGGAGAACTCGGTTAGATTTCTTGATAATGTTATTACTATCAATGAATATCATTTTGCTTCGATTGAAAAGAACCATCGGGGAAATCGTCGCATTGGTTTAGGCGTTATGGGTCTTGGCGAATTACTTATCAAGATGGGTCTTCGCTATGGATCTAAAGACAGTCTTATTTTTATTGATGAGCTATTTAAGACAATAGCTATTGAATCTTATAAAGCATCTATTGATCTTGCAAAGCTTAAGGGTGAGTTTAAGTTCTTTAGCGATGAAGCATATCTTAGGTCCGGTTATATGCAGAGGATGCCTGAAGAGATTCGAGAAAGTGTTAAGAAGAATGGCATTCGTAATGTTTGTTTGCTTACCGTGGCCCCTACTGGCACAACTGGTACCATGATGGGAACGTCTACCGGAATAGAGCCTTATTTTGCATGGCAGTACACTCGCACTTCTAGACTTGGAACTGAAGTTGAAACGGTCCCTGTGATCGAAGACTTGGGTCTAGATATTAACGATCTTCCAGACTATTGTGTAACGTCTATGGAACTTATGCCAGAACAACATGTGGCCGTACAGGCGGCAATCCAGCGTTGGGTTGACTCCGCCATCAGCAAGACTACAAACTGTCCAACAGATTTTTCTGTCGAAGATACGGACAGGCTGTATCGCATGGCTTACGATTTGGGCTGCAAGGGGATCACCATCTATCGAGACAACTCGCGTGATGAGCAGGTTCTAAACCAGATGACATTAGGTTTTGAAGATGATTCAGAAAACGATGTCGATGCATGTCGGATTGATGATCCCGACTGTGTTACTTGCGCTCTTTAAAGTATGAATACACCAGAAGGATATACAACATATTGGTATGAAGGTCAAGATGGTGAAATGGAACCAATAGAGATTGAGACATCTCTGGTTCCGCCAGTCATACTAACCATGCCAGCCATTAGTGGGGTCATTGAGTCTTTCATGCTCATAGGTGAAGATTTTGACGTTTCTGATACAATATTTGATGATTAAATCGCTTTTTGATACGAAATATGTTATACTCACAAGAGATGAGTAACGGAATCGTAAAAAAAGGTAAGAGTATCATCGTGCCTCAGTCAGCGTTTGGCGTTTGTTTATGGAAGATGCCAGACGGTGGCTTTATTACGGATGGAGACGGAAATTATATGTGTGCTGAAGGCATGATTGGTGACCGCAGGGTAGAATCACATATGATTGAGGCTGCAACGTATTGGGCCGGGTCAGACAATGGGGGCAAGCCACACTGGATTGATGGGGCAAGAAAAGTCTCTGGTGAAGAGCGAAAAGAACAAGAGGGAAGGCTGGGCGATGGGTTCTTGCCAGACCCGGTAGAGGATGCCATTATAGAAGTGGCACCTCATAAGGGGAAATAATGGGTGAAACATCTTTCGTAGAAGAAGATCGTATGGAAGTCGAAATTGATGATGTCAGCTATACTCAGATATCAAGTCAATTTGTAGATAATGATCCTTTTAAAAAAATAGATATATCTAGACAGTCCGCTAAGATAAAGAGGCGGCATCAGAAGTTGCAGAAGGCTGCGACTGGCAAACCAAATAAGGGTGTCGGAGAAGCAAAGTCACGCTCTGTCGATGCAGACGCTGTTGATGGATACGCTTTATACGATGTAATTGAGCCACCTCATGATTTAAATATTTTGGCAGACCTTTATGAAACAAACACTACGCATTTTGCTTCTATCAATGCGCGTGTCGCAAATACTGTTGCTCTTGGATTCGCTTTTGAAGATTCAGACAAAACAAAGAGGCGTGTTGAAAAGGCTGATACACCGGCCAAGAAAGATAAGATTAGGATTGAGCTGGCTCGAGAGCGCAAGAAGCTTTATGCCCTTCTTGATGATTCAAATATTGAAGATACATTTTCGGAGACGATGATTAAGTTGTGGACGGATTATCTTACTATTGGTAATGCATATTTAGAGATTGGCCGTACCAACATCGGTAAGATAGGATACATTGGTCATATTCCAGCGGTGAATATGCGAGTGCGCAGGATGCGTGATGGTTTTGTACAGATCGCACGACATAGCAAGATACAGTCTGTGTTCTTTAGGAACTTCCAAGATTAGAAACTTCAGACCCCATTAATAGCGATGGACGCCCTAATGAGATTATTCATTTTAAGGCATATTCACCTACAAATAATTACTATGGCGTGCCGTCTGCCGTAACAGCCATCGGTGCTATTTTGGGCGACAAGTACGCAAAGAATTATAATATTGATTATTTTGAGAATAAAGCTATTCCAAGGTATGCAATCATTCTTAAGGGTGCAAAGCTTAGCAATAAGTCAAAGCAGGAATTGGTTAATTACTTTAGGACAGAAGTTAAAGGCAGGAATCACGGAACGCTGATTGTCCCCCTGCCAGCCTCGCTTGGTGGCGATGTAGACATTAAGTTTGAGAAGTTGGAAGCGAACGTGCAAGACGCATCGTTTGACAAGTATAGAAAATCTAATCGTGATGAAATCTTGGTTGCGAATCGAGTTCCTGCTCCCAAGGTTGGAGTGTACGACAATGCGAATCTTGCTGTTGCGAGAGATGCAGATAAGACATTTAAGGTTCAGGTCGTTGGACCCGATCAAAAGGTTATTGAAAAGAGAATCAACTATATTGTTAAAGAGTTTACCGATTTAGTAGATTTCAGATTTGAACAGATTGATCTGGTTGATGAAGATGTTCAGTCTAAGATTAGAGACAGGTATCTCCGCACGGAGGTTGTTACACCAAATGAAGTGCGGAATATGTTGGGTCTGCCCGACCGTGACGCCGGTGAAGAAGAGCTTCCATATCCAAGCAATATTAGGAAGATGGAATTGCTCATGCAAACGGGTATTAATCCGTTTACCGGAGAGGACATGGTAGAGGAAGAACCAGAAAGGCCAGAGGGCGCTCCTGAGGGGAACAGCAATGCGGATACTCCCCCGTCTGGAGATGACTCTGCGAATCCCGAGGCCAGCAATGAAAGAGGCTCCGCTCAAGACACGGACGGGGTTCGTGAATCAAAAAAATAGGAGGACAAAATGTACGGAAATAGTAGTATAATGTATTCAAATGTCGCTGTGACTAGTGGTACTGGAAAGATCAGTTTGGGTCATCACACGGATGGTCTTTATTTTCACAACACTCATGCAACGACTGATGCTACGGTAAAGCTTAATGATCATGTGTCTGTGTTGATTCCTGCTGGCGGTACAGAGTACGTTTGCATTCCTGGTGATTACACTGAGTTTGAAGTTATCACCGCGTCTGTTACTCTGGCTGTTTTTGCTGTGGGTTAAAGATTATTGTTAATAAATCAAATATATGTTACAATAGTGCCCATAGCTTCATAAGGAGGCAATAATATGCATGGCGAAAATTTACAACTAATCTTTCCTATCTCTTT